GTTTGACATAATCGAGTCGAGTCTCAGATGGATATTTTTGGAAGAGAGTCGCTGCGATCATGATGTACATCTGTTGTGGTGTTTCATACACCTCACCAGACGAGCGATCTTGTACGAGATATTTATCTACTACCTGTCGCAAACCAGCATATGTAAACAAATAGTCACGGTCATGATCGATAAAGGATTCGATCTGGTCCCACTCCTCCTCACTGTATGCTTTGAGAATGCTCTCATCATACACACCACGCTCGATACAATCCCAAACGTGCTCCTGAATGTGAGGACGTAGGTCTGGGTGACCATTATACACCTGCTTACGAAGACCAAACAGCAGCAGACGTGCTGCTACAAACTGATAGTTTGGTGCTTCCAATGTAATCAGATCATTGGCGGAGCGAATAAGAATCTCTTGAATGTCACTGGTCTTGATACCATCAAAGACCTGAAGGTTGGCATTCATTTCTACTGCCGACTCAGACACACCTGCGAGACCTCTGCAAGCGTGATCTACCATGTCATGAATTTTACTGAGGTGAAACTCCTCCACCTGTCCGTTGCGCTTGACAACCGAAATGTCGCTCATACCTTTTTCCAATCTGTAAGTTTAATTTTTGCTTCTAATCCTGAGAAGGTGTTGCTTTTTATTATAGCAGAAGGGTCAAGTCCTGCCAACACCATGTCATTGATGTCCTTCTCTTTTATTTGTTTTGGCCAGATAACCACTTGCTCCTGGCTTCCGATGGCAGCGTCAATCCGCTGCACGATTTGTCTATTGCGGGGCTCGTTGTCGAATACCCAGACCCTATCCTTATAAGGAATAGTGCGGTGGTCAACATCGCTACCACACATAGCAATAGCTTGTCTAATGAAAGTACTGTCGAAGGGTCCTTCTGTGACATAAACAGTTTCCTCTGGGTTTACATGATCTTGTCCAAATAGTTTGAGTCTGTCCTCAAACATTACTGTGATGTATCGTAGCGTGCTTGTTGCTGCCAGAGATCTACCCTGAATGCCAAACCACACACCGTCGTCACCAATGAGAGGGATAATAATTCTAGGTCTATCATTCTGAAGGTTATCAAATGTAGGACGTTGAGTGTTGACCCACCTCTTAAACTTATCGGTGTAGTAGAATCTACCCAGTTGATCTTCTGGGATCTTTCTATCAAGAAGATATTTCTTGGCGGGGTGCTCTATATTTAGCTCTGAGATAGGTGTCAGATCTGATACCTTCTTAGCAAATTTAGGTTTCGCTGACTTGTATTCAGGGTCAGGTGTATGCCTTCCTTTACCTGTCATCCCCTGCTTATATTTCTCCATGACATACTGGTCATGTAGATCAACTGCTTGATCCTTTAGAAAATTTCCCAGCGACCTACCTATGCCACAGTTGTGACACTTGTAAATGTATTCCGTCTTCTTCAGAAAAAAATACCCCCGTGCCTTATTCTTATGCTTCTGTGAATCACCACAGTAAGGGCAGCGGAAGTTATAGAGTCCTGATTTGACGTGTTTGTATTTGTCTAGCCTAGTGCTGAGAAGTCGGATGTATTTGTCATCGACGTAATCCATGCAGGAGATTCCACTGCAGGTATCCTACCAGTTTTTTCTGGGTCGGTCAACCCCTTTATGATTGCCTGTCCTGGTGCAGACACGAGGAAAGATACAACAGTAAGAGCACCAAAAATAGACCACATTTTCTTTTCCATCTGTCTAAGACGCTCGTCGATGAGTCTGATGTCACGCTCGCACCCCTTTTTTATTTGATCTGTATCGCGATTGAGATCTGAATGCAACCTATCAATCTTTTCAAACAATACTTGATCGATCTGATCTTGCTTATCTAATTTTTCGTTATGGACTGCTAATAGTTGACCCATCTTTACAGAGTTTTCCTGTAGAGAGTCAACGACTCTTTCGAGTCTCTCGATGATAGCAGTGTTTATATCTGACATTACTCCGCCCTAAGTGCCTGTTGTCGTTTCTTCCAATAGAATTGGATAACATCATTAGGATACAGACGCTTGACATCTAACTTCTTAAAGTTTTCTGGGCGATAGATCTTACGAAGCTCTATCTTCAGTTGTGCCTGAGATTTACTATACAATACATACTGCTCCGCTCCATCATATGAAATGAGGAATGGTAAGTATGATGTGTCTTTCTGTGCTCCCTCAGTCTTCAACATTTCTGACTGAGAAATTGTGTAGCGACGACGCTTCCTAGGTTTCTTCTTCGACCCTCCAAGGAGGGGATCGAAACCTGCGTTAGGACCCGTGGCATCTGCTGCACCAGTCATGCCACCGTTACCAACACTCATTGTAGGTGCGTCTTCATTCATTACAGGTCTTCTAGTAATTCTTTTACGTCGTTATCTACATCAACAATATCAAGAGATCCTGCAGCAACCTGAGGATATCTATTCAAGTATAAGAGAAAGGTCTTGATGATGGACCAGTATTCTCTCTCTAGTTTGTACATGAGAAGCGGGATAGTCCCGTCACCAAACACATTAAACAAAATGATCAGATGATTTAGTATCAAATTGACACGGAGGACACCAGTTTTCAAATACCTCTTGAGTAGTCTCTTAAGGTATTTGAATTTCTTCATGTCCTCCATAAAATCATCGACGGTAACCGACTGTGGGTTATCGTAATGCTGAATAGCAAACATCAAATAGTTTTTCTCATTAAGTAAATCAAAGTGCATTCCGAAAGGGGTCAGTTATTATGAAACGAATGTCAGTGTTGCTGCGTCAGAGACAACTTCCTCAGCACCTTTGCTGGTGTTGATCTTCACTCTATACTTATCACCTGTGTTATCAGCAGTTTGACCGCTCAGCACAATAGATGCACTGGTTGCGCCAGAAACATTTGCATAGCGTGTGCTACCAGATGCTTTCTTCTGCCACTGATAAGTGATAGTACCAGATTGATCCACAGTTGCGGCAACAGTGAAGGTTGCAGCACCAGAGGAAGTGTTTTGGTCAGCAGGTTGTGTGCCGATTGTGATTGTCTCAAGCACGTCTGCCACCACAGTATCGTCAGCGTCGTCACCAGCAGCGGCGGCGGTAGCATGGACGAATGCGATGCACTCAGCCTTGTGGCGGGTGTCACCTGCAGCGGTCTGATAGGACTCATAGAGCCACCAACCAGGACCCCAGATGCCACGAGCTTTGTTAGCAGCGATTGCTTGCTCAGTGTCATCCACGAATACGAGATCACGGGAGCGGGAGTCGCCACCCTTGACTACGAATTCTGCAACTGCCTTAGGGGCAGTCCTGCGGACAGCACCAGCGAGAGCAGCATCAGTGCTACCTGCATATGCTTTGTGCAATTCGATTGCGGTTGTGCTTGTAACTTCTCTAACGATATAAGGGACGCTAGAAAGCTCAATGATGTCGCCCACGACGACGGTATCTGCTGCATTCTTCGTAACAGTGGCGTCACCATTGGTGACCGCTACGTTATTTGAGAAGGTTGCGGCATCAATTTTTCCAAAAATTGCCATTGTACTCCGTGTAGAAGATGTTCCTATAAGTTATTTATAGCTATTCTTCTTTCTGAAACAGGAGTGATTCAACTACGTCAACTGCTTTGTCGTCCAGTTTGTTGTCCGTGGTAGCAGCCAGCGAACGTAAAACCTCAACCAGATACTTACGAACTTCGTCTCTCTGGATGAGTTTACCGATTGTCTTCTTTGCTAGGGGTAGAAGGAGTGCCCACATAGATCTTTCCTCAAAGGGGTCTGATCTATATATGCGATCACTTGCCGCCTGCTCTCTTCCTGTCGAAATCGATCGTAGCCTGCATCATCTTCTGCTTCATTCTTTCTTTAGCAGCTTTCTTTGCAGCGTCATCTGCTACGTTGTTTTCCTTTGCAGGAGCACACGCTTCTTCTTTTTTGACAGCAACATCCTGACCAGGCTCATACCACTTGCCGTCGCCGTCAGAGTCTTGCCAACGCTTACCTGCCTTGGCAGCCTTGATGTGTTTGTCTTTCTTTTTGGCAGCTTCCTTGAGAGACTCAACGTTACTCAAGATTCTACTTCTTAAATGTTCGGACATAAGATCCTCTTTCTTTGGATTGATGGTGACATTTCCTTTTTTGGTTGTCTTTAGAGATGATTCTTTGTGACCAACGGGTTTCATTCCATCTCCCCCATCTTTTGCAACTCTGCTTCAGTAAACATGCCCGAAGCGGACAGTTTATTTATAAACTCTTCGTTGCTCTTTTTGAGATTTGCTTTACGGTATTGCAGTTCTGTCCTCTGACCAGAGGTCATACGACCTTGACCCTGAGGTTTCTTGCTGCCACCAGCGGGATTAGGACCAGTGTTTTTAACAGCACGAGAGGAGTATGCAGCACCACTGCGCTTGCTATCACCAGAAACCATCTTGCCGCCATCAGAGCGACTGTCCTGATACTCTTTCTCGGACTGACCGTGCTTACCCTTGTAAATCTCGTCAAGTTCTTCTTCTTTGACACAGTTAGGGACTTCTTTACCACCCTTTTTCTTTGTGCCCTTTGCTTTGTATCCGTCCCAGCACTTACTAGCACCCACGTTAGCGCGTGCTTGCTTGAGACCTTCAAGCATTTGTTGATGGAGATCGTCGATGTCGATGCCAACCACTTCTTCTTTCTTGGTGACACCTAGGTCAGCAGCATCTCTTGCTGACTTCTCGCCTTTCTTACCGACGACAATGTAACGACCGTCTGCCTTCTTACCAGTGATGAGCATAGAGTCTCCACCAGCATTGACAACGCGACCTACATTTCGGTCATCTTTATACTCTGCTTTCTTCTTTGCAACAGAGTTACGATCAATTTTGAATCCTGCGTAGCCCTCTACTGTAGGCTCGTAAGCATCGAATGCCTCCATGACTTTCATGACTCCATCGTGGAGTCTCTTGGAGTCGGGAAGTTTATCTTCTTCGATTGCCTTGAGGATATATGCCTGCTCGGTAGGATTGTAATCCATCAGTGCCGCAGACACCAGCATTTCTAACGTCATGTTTCTAAACCGAAATGAATTTCGTAATACTATTTAGTTTCAGCAGTTTTTCTAATCGAAGCGTTAAACTCTGAGAATTTAACAGGCTTCTGACCAGGAGTCATATTCTGTAGTGCTTCACGGTAGCGGTCAGTCCCTGCTTTCCAAGTGTTACCACTGCCATCATCAGCACTGTAGTTGCTTTGATCCTTAGTAGTGTCAGCAGCAACTGCCTGTGTCTCAGCATCAGTCATCTCTGTGACATGCTGTAACCATGCACGATGCTCACCACCTAGACCATCTTCCATGATGATGTAGTTAGGACCACGGTGGACGATCTTACCGATCACACCACTGTCGTCATGCTCTACGATAGCACCAACCTTATAGATCTGGTTGAGCATGTAGTAGTCACGGAAGGCATCGAAGTCAAGTTTAGGAGCATATGTCCAGACAGATTCATGGACAGACTCACCCTTCTTACCCTTCTTCGCCTTAGGTGGAGGTGTCATCCCTTGGATAACATCTGCCATCAGTTTCTTAGAGTCCTTGTATCCACCAGTCCCAATATGGAATGAGTCGTGATCTCCTCCTTGGGCATGTTTCCGCATTGCTGATGCAGACAGATTCTCGATAGGGTCATCACTATCAGTAGCGCGAGCACCTGCAGACTTAATGTTAATAGATTTGAAGTCATAATGAAGACCATTGTACTTGTTGGCGAGTTTCTCAAACTCTTTCACACGGTCGTCTCCGACCACCATAGTTACATGCTCGTGTCCTTCGTCATGCAGATCGCGAAGGATGTCAAAGATATTTCTATGCGCTTCGTTGTTTTGGATAGCATCCTTATGACCCTTAAACATCTTACGCATGTGGTCCACCTTTTGCTGTGCGCTCAGCGGATTCTTTTTATGGTCCTGGCTTCTACTAGGGTAGATACGGTAATTGCCTGAGTCTCCTCCGTGCGCTTTGACCGCATCAAGAAGTTTACCATGACCTGCGTGAGGAGGATTAAACCTCCCAAAAGTAATAGCGACATGCTTGTCTTCTAGTTTTTTGTCTGCTGCAGACGACCGTCCCTTGCTGGATGTGGAAGGTTTCTTAGGCTTCTTTGCTGCCTCTGCTGCCTCCCTGATAAATTGAATGAATTTCATTTGCCCCAATCTTTAGCGACGGTGAAGTTTGCTCGTGAGAACTCTAGACGATCAACAAGTTTGATGGCAGTGCCATCTTTAATTGCAACAAATCCTTCTGGACTTGTGACACGGTATCCTTTCTCGTCTTCCAAGAAAGTGCCGACACCTTCAATCTTCTTGAGTTTATTTATCACTTGCTCTTTTGCAGCGATAAGGTCTTTGAATCCACTAAATGTGTGAATCATTACAGACTTATTATTATTTAGGTAAGTGAGAGCGTCAACCTTGCGCTTCTTCCATTCTTGCTGTGACTTCTCAGTCTTCTTCTTCTTGATCTCATCATCATATTTCTTGGTCACGAAGTCAATGTAACCAGAGGCAATGCCTTCTGGAGAGGGGACCTTGCCACCACGAATGACTTGGTTGAAGTAGATCTTGAAGAGAGCAGGGGGAGAGAAGGACTGTGGTCCTGCTGCCCTCTGGATTTGATCTAAGAATCTCTTACCCTTAACGAGACTACGTTGTGCCTTCTGAATAGTGCTATTGAGTCTAGTGATCTCACTTGGGTTAAGGTTTGCCATGCCATTGACATTCTGGAAGGTAGAAGAGAAGACTGCAACGTCTTTCACACCCTGCATACCAGACACATCAACACCGAAACCAGCACTCATCTCACCGATGGTGTCTCCTCTATAGGAGGTGTGGAATACAATACCGAGTTTGCTTGCAGCAACCTTCTGTCCCGACTCAGAATTCTTTGGAATCACATAGGTGATA